GATGCAATTGGATCGTATACAGGTCCTCGAGATCTACCACGGTAAGGAGAGATAATATCCTCTACCTTGGACATCTTATTGTTTACCATACCTATTTTCCTTAAATGTGCAGCACCGTAACAAGTCCGACCTTCGCGACTACATCCATCAACGAATACGAGATCACCCCCTGTTCAGCAGTGATTGTCTTGGTTTCCTGGAGATAGTAGACAATCGGGTACAGCGACCATAATGCGACTGTCAGGTAGATAGCAGTCTTGTTCTTCTTCTGGGATAGCAGGATGTACAAGATCGGAATGAACGGGATCATTCCGTACCAGAACCATGTAATATCGTCCTCTTTGATTCCCTTGTATCCTGCGCCAATCATGAGAATATCAAGACCAATTGCAGCCGCAATCGTGCTCATTGGAGACCCATTCGCAATTAGGATTGACGCGAGCATGATGGGTGTGGTCAGAATCCAGTCAGCATAACGATAGAACTCGGCATTTGCTGGGTTGTGCTGCATGTACCAGTACGAAACTGCAGCGATTCCAGGAATTACCGATAACCAAGCGACTCCCTGAAATAAGGTATAGACTGCCGAAGTAATCAATATCGTGAAGGCAATAATTTGTGCACCTTCACCATAATTTGTGGCTGACGCAACTCGCTGTCCCGTAAAGAACCCGGGTAGGAGAACACGAGGAGCAAATTGGGATATCATCGCAAGGGACATAATATATTATATTAGAGGCTGGAGAAGAGTCTGAAGAATGTAGACAATCACAACTCCAACAGCACCCAGAACGGCTGCGCCGGTGAGCGATACAACGCCAGACCCCGAGTACGTGTTCGGGATGTACCGGAGGATGATCGACTGGACTGGCGTGAGCGACAGAACAAAGATACCGCCAAAGATCGCAATATAGGTCATGATGCTCTTCAGCACAGACTTGGCAGCATGGGGGTTCATGGGCGCGGCGGAGGTCGGGTGCGGCGGCGTGTAAATCGCAGCCGATGTTCCCGGGGTAATCATCTGGGGATAGGTCGTCGCCGAAGGAAGTGACATCGCCGGCTGCTGGGAACCACCCGGAGGCATCAACTGGTCAATCGGTGTAGCATCCATTTATACTTACTATTACGAAAGTCTCGGGCTCGGGCACGACGCATCCTCCACCCGATACCGATAGCACTTCCCATCAACTCTCGTAATCATTGTTTTGATTTCCGAGACAGGAAGCGCACACGAATCAATCTCTTGCTGGGGGCGATGAAACATTAGGACGGCGAGACCAAGCCCAATCACAAACGAGAAGAAGTAATTGGCTTCGGGTTTCTTTAGAACCTTGCTGATCTCCATTGTTTACTGATTTAGAAAATCAATGGTCTCCGTGCACGGATACTCATACGCAACCGCCCGGAAACAGGCGTTCTCAATGTTCGGATTGCGGAAGATCAACGCGGGATTATGAACTTCAGGAACCATTTTCTTAATTGTACGGGGCGGCACAAAAATAGTTGTGACAATCATTCCGACAAGGAATCCACCAAAAATCCATAGGATATTGAACATCTTATTCTAACCCAAGAGATTTGTAGATGCGGCCAAGGGTTTCTGTAGTATCGCCGCTCCATGTAATTGTCTTCTTACCCATCGGAATACTCGCACCTTCCCCAAAATTCACGAAGAGATCGGCAATATAGTAGAAAGACCGCCGATCATTGATCCAGACAATTTTTGGATCATTCTTGTCCATCTCATCATAAAATCGATCGCGCTGGTTCGTATACCCTCCTACGAGAACAACAAACATCTCTATCTCTAATTTAATAGAGAATGGTGGATCTTCGTAAATTTTACGACGGGCGTTTATTTCTGTGCATCATTGTAGCGGCGGCAATTGTCGATACAACTGGCCTGTTTGTTTGGCGATACACCTCTGAACCCGATGCCCCAATTACGAAATGGTACGATCGGTATACGACAGTCGCGTATGTCCTCGATGTCTCGTCAATGGTCATTGGTATGGTTCTTGCTCAGCTTATCACTGCGGCTGTGGGAGGTCAGTGGAACCTCATCGCCTTTCTAATTGTTGTTGTCACTGTCCAGTTGACCCACGACCTGTTCTTTAGCCAGGTCGTGGTCCCGATGATTCCTCCTGGACGAAATTCAATTATTGATTTGATGCTTGAGTATTCCACGATGAAAGGAGCCGGCTGGGTCCTTGTTGTGGACGGCATCTACATGATCTTGACAGCTCTTCTCTCTGGATTCCTCTACTCTTACCCTGCACATATCACATGGTTTGCCGGGTTGTTCACGTTGTACACAACTGGATACATTCTGTACACTCATCCCTCGAACTCGATCTCAAAGTAGAAATGGAAGTAGGGTTTGTGGGCAGCACCTCCAGTCTTCTTATGAATATACGCCTGTCCCGTCTCTTCGCTGACTCCAATATGTAGTTCATCTCCCTTTCCTGAGCACTGAGGATCAAGACGCCATTCCATCCCCTCTTCGTTGGGGTTCACATGAGACACGGGAGCTTTGGGGGTTGACATCACGGTAGGGAACTGTAGACGATACTTGTGACCGCTGTGTATCTTCACCGATTCATCTAGATACTTATTGAGATTCTGATTATCAACTGCTCGTTTCACAAGCTCGTCAGTCAGAAGACCGGGCTTTTCCGAATCAATGAATTCACGGATCATTGAAATCACATGTTCCTTGAATTTATCATCGACTGTACCTTCGCTGCGCTTACATGCGACTGGCAGGGCTGAAAAGGTGACGCCGGGAAGTTTCTTGCTTGCTTCGTGGAGTTTGACATCTGTAGGAGGAGAGATCATGACTCCACTATCCACTGTGACAGGAGCCGGGGCCGGAGCCGGAGCAGGGGCAGGAGCAGGGGCAGGAGCAGGGACAGGGGCGGGTTCACGGGATGGAGAAGGAGAGGGGCTACGAGACCGGGCATCCTTGAACAGGGGATTCACACCGGGCTTGACGGCAAGACGCTGTTCGGCTCCACGGCTCATTTCCTCTTCATCCTCCGATACCGGTGTAGGGGTCGGAGGAGCAGGAGTAGGAAGAGGCGAAGGCGAAGGCGAGCGCGAGCGCATTGGGTTTTCGTATGTGGAGGGAGAGGATAGACGGTCCGTTGCTCCCCTTTCCATCGAATCAGTAGCGATTGTGCGATCAAGCTTACGTCCACGTGTAGGCGCAGGGGCAGGGGCAGGTGCCGGAGCAGGTTCGGGTGCAGGTGCAGGTGTAGGAGCTGGAGCTGGAACAGGTTCGGGTGCAGGTGCAGGTGCAGGTTCAGGAGTTATTGGCGGAGATGAAGGGGGAGGAATATTTCCAGACACTAGAGATCCGCTCGCAACGTACCCTGGTGAAATACGACCCTTTAGAAGACACACCATCTCAAATCCTGCTTTCAGCTGTACATCTCCGCGCCCACGAATCTTCAGTGTAACGGGTTCATTGAGAAATCCGTGGATCGCAAGGCGATGATCTTTCTCACCAATCGGTCCAACGAAAAAATCGTTAAACTCTGCCGACTTCTTGGAGAACGAAAGACCGTCAATGGGAGACCGAAGAGTAAACTTGATTTCGTGGCGAGCAGATACATCGCGAGGAGTCAGAAGAGGGCTTTCAGGGGGAAGGCTAATACTATCGGACTTCAGAACACGAGGATTCTCCAGAAACTGCTCGACATCTGATGCAAAGTGAAATAGCGGCATCTCCATCACCTGATCGAACTCTCCAACAATCGTCGTTCCAGACATCACGTCGCCCGACGATTTCTTAAGAATCTTCTTTGACGCCCGCGTCTTCTCCCGTGTCTCCGACTTCAACTTCGTGATTTTAGTTTCCGATGTAACATCTCCCATCAGCGTCATAACTGGTGTGAGCTCATCGTTCGCAGACCGAAAAAGTTTGAATTCGTGGACAAGAACCTCGCGAGGATTCGCATCTGGATCTGCGAGCTCAATGTATCCAAAGTCGTCCGCTGCCATTATTATACTACTTCAAGAAATGAGGACGATGGCGTTTTCGGTAGGTGGCAAATCGAACCTTTGCACCATTGTAGTAGGCTCGATAACACACAACTGCATCATCGGAGACTTTGAATTCAGGAGGCATCGCACATCGCGGCGAAGTCGGTCCCTTTGATACTAGATTTACTGGGTACACGATCGAAAGCCAGTCGAGATGTTTCTCGCACGCATGTTCACGATCGCTGTAGCGGTAATGGTACTCATCAAGGAGTGCGAACGTAAGATTCACGAGCCACTTGTAGTTGTCGAGCGATTCGCAGAGCCAGAGGACACAAGGGTGCTTGCGATGGGTTGGTTTGTATCCTCCGTTAGGAGCGCAGGATAGAAACGGTGGGGAGTTGCTATGTATCCAGTGGCAGGTATACAGGAGCTGGCAAGATTCAACAATCATTTTGACAACATGCTTGTCGCAATGATACTTTGCACATTTACGAGGATTTGGGTGTAGAAAGAAGATGTTCATGTTTGGATTCGGAGGGCTGCTGCTTCTCTCCTATGGGCGGCAAGGATACGTTTTCATTGAAACGGGCTTCGGCTTTCGCAGGTTCAATTCCCCGATACACCATATCCATCTTGAGTTTGAGTAAAATCGACCGGCGAGACGGTTCGGGCATTATTACATATCAATACGATTTCGCACAACATTATTGAACGAAAATTCCTTCAGCGGAATATCCTTGCGCGTTTCCTTAGCTTCTGTCACATACTTTGTCGTCGTGTACTGATTCATCAAAAATACTATGAATACCGCGGCGACAAGGATAAGCATGAGGGCGTTAAACCACCACGATCCGTGCAGATTATGAATATTTTTCGATTGTAGAAGATTATTTTGAACACGCATGAGGGTCCCGTCGTCAACGAGATGCATAATTGTTTTTCGCGTATACATAATGATAGCCGCTTTAACCGCCGGATCCGCCGTCTGTTGTTTCGGCGTTGCGTATATGTCTCATCAAGTCTTTCCCGTTGTTCCCGTATCCGATGGCGATCTTATTAAGAATAAGTCAACTCTCGGAACTGTGAACCTTGTATCCCCTTCAGAGCTTAAGGAAAAGACTCTGAAGGAACGCATTCAGGCGTATACATCTGGACAAGCAAACCTGCAGGATGTTCTGCTTGTGACGACCGAGAAACCAACTCTCAATCAAGCATATGTCGTTGTTGCCAAGAAAATCGAGCAGCTTCCTTCCGGTTCCGAAGAGCGCGGGCAGTACGAGTTTCTTAAGAAGGCGGCAGACGATCATTACAGTGGGTTTGTGCCCGCTTCAGCACCTGCGCAACCCACGGGTGTGTCTCTCCTACAATCCGCAGTCTCCGGAGGGCGGAAGGGTTTGACACGATAGCACGCACAAGTTCAAGTTGATCTAAAAATGTCGGATTTAACACTTCAACCTCTAGCTGTCCATACAGGAGAGATTGAAGTATATCATTGTCCATATCTTTATGCTACACTGGTGAGGCTCTGCGTATACGGGTTCCCGCGGAAGGCATCCAGAATTGAAGGATCCATATTCTTGATCTGCTGGTCCTGGGGCAGCGGCTCATTGTAGCGGAACTCTCCCTGCTGCGCCGTCGAGGATGTGGCAGGGACAACATTGGCAGGATCCACAAACTGGCGGATATTCACCATCATATCCTCGTCCTTGTTTGTCTTGACTGCGCCCACCACCGACTCGCCTGCATGGATGGCGGTGTATCCTCCGGGCGTGTAATTCGTCATTGCCGTGATCTCGCGACCGGGGTTCGTGTACGCCACGAGGTAAGGATCCACGACGTACGATCCCTCCGTCGCCGCACCCGCACCACCACCAGGTCCAGACCACTCGCCAACCGTCAGCTTCATGAACTGTTCGAACGGCTCAGTGAACTCGCGAACATAATTGGCAAATGTGAATGACGCACCTCCCGTTCCATAGTACTCAATATTCGTGGTCTCACGCTGCTGCTCCTTGTACATCTGCTCTGGGAAGCTTGCCGGAGCAACCTGTGCGCCCGTTGTTGTGTTGAGGTACATCAGCTCTCCCGTATCCTTGTCCGTGAGAACCTGGAAGGTATCGGGGCGGTTCTTCATGACAGGCGCCTGTAGACCAGGCTGCGTAATGAAATGCGAACCAGGAATGACAGGCTTGTCATACGACAGCTTGGGTTTGTTGGCAGTACGCAACTCGTCGGTCGTGCGCGGCTTGGCGAACTCCTGGGTCGCGTTGAACTGCTGATATCCTCCTGAACCGAGATTCGTGTATCCATCGTTAATGCCGGGAGCCACACGCGTCTGCTCGATCGGAAACACATTCTTCATGTTATTTCCAGCCACCATGCGCGACTGCATGAAATCTGACTCGTTCTGGTTTCCGAATGGCAGTCCCTGACCGGGCACAACGTCATAAAAGGTCTGGACCTCGCGCTTCTGGAAGTAATCGGTTCCAGTTCCCGAAAATGTATCGAGAATCGACGTTGTGGCACCCGCACGCATATTCTGGGTCACCTTCGCACCGAAAAAGGGGACCATGTTATTATGTCCCTTTGGCTGCTGGGAATATGTAACGCTGTCATTTACAGTAATTGTTCCGGGAGCAGGAGTTATGGCATCAACAAAGCCCTCGCGACGAGGAGGCTGGGGGTCCTTGTATTGGGTTGCAAGGACATATCCTAGCAAACCAACACCGGTGAAGAGTGCGAGTTCGATCATTACTTACTATACTGATGAAAATTCGTGGATGTCATGGTCCGCGACGGAGCACGGGTATTCTTAAAATACTCGAACGGAGGAATCGCATGTTCCTGAGGGCGATAGACAAGCCACTGAAAGTTATTTGGCTGTAGCCGTTCCTTTGCAAGCGGGACATTGAACGATCCCACAAACGGAGTCCTCGGCGGAGCGTCCTGTGCATTGACTGGTGTCTGGAACATCCATCGCGATTGAAGGACGTGCGCATCATCCGGATTCCAAGTGCTCATATTATACTACCTGATGAACAAAATTTGATAAGCTTGATCCAATCTGTCCAAAGGTATCATTGAGAGCTCCCAATGGGGCAGTCGACGAAATATCTATGCTCGTTGTGATTGCCGGGGGAGGAGCAAGAGGTGGTGTGGATGTTGTCGCAGATGAGCTCATCAGTGTCGAGGTCACCTGGGGAGATGTTGTAGACGTTGTGGGGGCAGAGGGTGTAGCTGGCTGGACAGATCCGGGGACAGGCGCGGCGGAAGGAGTGGCTGTCTGCGAAGACTGGATGCTCATATCGGGATACTCCGACCAAGTCTTCTCATTGAAAGGTAGAACCACATACTTGCTCAAGTTCTTCTGGAAGTACCCGACAAGACGGTCGGCTGTAGGGTCGGCAACCGCAGTCATCGACGATGCCATCTTCTGGGGGCGCACACCATAGCAGTTCACTCCGAACTTCGTCTTGGCATCAAAGTATCCTCCGTTGATTCCGGGGCGACCACACTGAATGCGCTTCTTGGGATCCGCCTCCTGCTGCGCCTTCTCCCAGGTCGACTGCTGGGTGGGGAAGAGGGCAATACCGCCTAGGCTCCATCCGTATCCGCACCATTCGGCTCCAGAGTTGTATGCCTGTTCAACCTGTGAGTACGACGCAAGCTCAGAGTTGTACGCCTTGCACACATACTTCGCCTGATCATAGGTGAACGAATTATCAGAGATATAGAACACTTCCTCCTTAGGACCTAGATTGACCGGAGCAGTCGACACGGGGATATCGTGATGAGCCTCCTGTGGGATGGTGAACTGAACATCTAGTTCACTAGGTTTGGTATCGACCTGTACAAATCCATAATAGTACAGTACGAAGGTCAGAAGCCCGATCATAATCACTGAAATCACGAAAGCGTACATATCCGTAATCGCAAGCGTAATGAAAATGAGGGCAACAAGCACAGCTCCGGCAATAATGAAAATGCGCGTAAAATCCTGATGGCGACGAGATGAAGAGGCGGGTGCAGGTGTGGATGTTGGTGCAGGCATTGAGCTAGATGATCCAGATCCCTGGGGTGCTGTAACGACTGGCGGGGTAGGAGTTGTCGGAACCGGGGGCGGAACCGGGGCAGGTGCAGGGGCTGGAGCCGGTGAAGGACCAATTGTAATTGTTGTTGGGGGAATGAGAGAGGTGGATGCTGTACCGACAGATGGAGAAGGTGTCATAAGATTCGGAGGCACCTGCCGAATACCGCCCGCCGATTGCTGAAATGCTGACATAATTGATTTTAAGACGTCTCCAACAGTCATAGTCAGAACTGGAGGAGGCGCGGGCGTACTGGAGCTCATTAGTTTTCATATAGGAAATAAAGCAGGACTCTCATCGCTGAATCGACAGGGAACTTTCGGGAGTCCATCTCGCGGACATTCTGGTCGTCGAGAACGTACCATGCATGTCCAGGTGGAAGCTTACGTGCATACGCCCACCAATGCCCTCCATTAAAACAGACGACTGAAAACAGAAAGTACTTCTTTCCGTTCAGAACAAGCATACTCGAATAATCGATTGAGACCGTTGACCAAATCATAAGAACCTTCGGGAATGTTCCAAAGAGAACCTGCTTGATACATCCTCGACCAGAACACTTCTCACATTTCCATTCGGGTATTGTGTGTGGGCGAACGTACTCGGTTATTGCATCCAACAGTGTAATTCCACGTTGCGAAGGCATTAAGTTCAGATCGATTGTTGAGGTTGTTTTGAGCTGTGTATCGTGGCACTGGCTACATTCAATACGATCTCCAAACTCGAATCGGAACTCCTTGTCGAGCCAGGGGAGTTTATCGCACAGGTGGACAATTAATTCATGACTGTCTCCGATATTCTCGCCAGCGGGCATATACGTTGTCTTGATACACTCGAACAGTTCACGTAGTCCAGTCTGTCCACGATTCCGATAGACTGATTCAAGGCATACATCGACGGGATTTTGTTGATCAACGTTCTTTCGTTCAGAATATCGATCCATGAGAGGCGGGCACGAGAACAATCCTTGAAGTGCGGCGTTTACCCAGCAGCTTCCACGATGGTTGTGAAGTCCGAACATCTCTTTGTCTTATATCTTAATTCCCAAAGGAACTAAATGTATTGAGAAACCCTGTCACCTCCGACTTTTCGTTGAAGGGGCGCATGAGATCAAATTGTGACTGTGCTTTGGTGAGGGCTGAAATTGTATCGCCCGGTTCCCCCGGCGTGGTGGAGGATGGCTGCGATCCGGCGTGAATAGGGCAGCTCATCGAATTTGTGGGGCAAGAGCACGGTACAAGCGAGCTCTTGGGAACATCATCATTCAGATCGGCTCCGGACGATGATGTTGTCAAGCTCGAGAATGAGGGTCCTGGAATCGTTCCGTTGACAACCGCCTTCTGACTGCTTGGCCAGTTGTACTGGGTCGATGTTGACAGATCGGGAACAGAGGCAGCTCCGTGATTGGCTCCAGAGTCAGCTGCAAGACCATCTAATGGTGCGGGTAGACCAGACTTGGACGGAATGGTGATTGTGATTGGGATATTGATCGGAATAGGTGATGTAGGAGCAGCCGGTGTTGCACTTGGAGGCGGTGTAGCAGGGGCAGGAGTTTGGGTAATGGTAAAGAGAAGCTCTTTATCGCCCGCAAAGACTGAGAGTGGCTTGCTGTACAACGGGTTTGAGAATTTCACATCTGCAGGGGGAGACCCTGGACCAAAATCAATATCGGTCAGGGGGAATTCGTATGACTTTCCAGAAGGAGATCCGTTCACTTTCATCGTGTACTGGAATCCTTTTCCAATTCCGTCCTTGACATCCTGAAGCTGCGGGAAATAGTTCATCTTGTTCACATTGATAATAAAGCTCGGAGAGGTCACAACATTCTCCGTCGAATTCGGTCCGGAAATAACATCACCTACCGGCATGAAATCGGTCTGAAACACAACTGTCGGAACGGTCACTGCCATTCCTTCCCGACCGCTTCCTACGTACCATGTCCATACAAGGTACAGGACTAAAAGTCCAATAAGCACTGAAGGAATAAGCATCTGCTATCTATTACTAATGTGCGTTAAATTATCATGGATGTACAGGGCACTCTCCAGACTGCGAGGCGCACGTGCATGAGACAAGGGATCCACGCTTCACGGTCGGTCCAGGTCCAAATAGGTCAGGGTAAGGAGATGTTGTTCCGAGTGTTGAGGGAGCATTAACGGGAGCAAGCGTGGAGACTGTTGTTGATGATGATGAAGGAGGAGCAGTGGCATTCTGGACAGCTGTTGAGACATTTGTGAGTAGGTTCTTGGTTGCCGGATCCGTCTCGTTCTTCGCTACAGTCTGGAGAAAAGAAAGACCCTGGCTCAGAACTTGGCTTAGCGGAGATGTTCCGGGAGCAGGGGGGAGCGAAATATTGGCATTGATCCATGGCGTGTTTGCCGAGTGAGGAGCATTGGGATCCGTAGTAAGTCCAGACATAGACGGGGGAGCTGAGCCGAGAGTCGATGAGATCGTTGGCTGGGCAGTGGATGGGCGAGGAGCCAATTGAACTCCTGAGAGCGGAGGAGGAGGCTGGGGGCTGTATGTAGGTGCAGGTGTTTGAGGAGATGATGTCGTCAACTTCTCTCGTGTCGGTGAGAAAAACGACCCCCAGAAATCCTCGCGCTTTCCCGTGCGTTCATCGATAGGTTTGAGCCACTCAGGTTTCGGCGGAGCATTCGGATCGACATCCACTTCGCGACCGCTCTTATCGATAAACCGTTCGTGCGTCGGCATGAGAACAAATGCAAATAGAAGGAGTAGGGCTACCGAAACCCATACAATGACTTCAGTACGGATCATTTCCTCTTGCTATAATAAATGTCAAAATATCGTACAGCGAAAAAGACGGCCGGACGTCGTCATAAGAAGACGACCCGTAAGAGTCGCAAGTCTCTGCGTTCAAAGACATACCGGCGGCGGTTTCGCGGCGGGTATTCCCCTGTAGGCCCGGACGGAGGAAACGCGGGTCAGGTTCCCGATTCGTATCCTTCGCAGTCCAGTGGCAAGCTCCCTGATCCGATGGCAGCGGCCGGAGTCTCTATCGGGAAAGAGACTTATTAAGACCATTGTCAAATGCGGCAGTTGTATCGTCGGCACCTACCCAGAAAGGCGACATTGCTGAATACTTCGCCTGCTGCTTCGTATCATTTGGAGCAAACTCCTTGAATCCAGTGAACGGAGTTGTTTCCTTGGGCAGGACAGATGGAACCGTTGAGACGGAGACATCGGGGCAAATATGACCGGCAGCCGACAACTTTGCCAGGAATTCGCGGTAAGGCTGAATTCCCTTGAAACTTATTGGGTTTCCATCCGTATCCTTACCTACCCACAGGTCGCGGTTGACAGGGTACAGATTTGCGGGGCAGGAGGTAGACATTATATTTTCAGTATACTTTATATATAATGCCGAAAGCGAAATCCTATACTAAACCTTCCGACAAGAAGGACGTTATGTCCGAACTATCACAGGATGTTCCTATGATCGTTCGTATTTATAGTAAGACATGTGGAGCGTGCCAGATGTCCGAACAGCCTTGGAAGACATTTTGTTCATCTCCTCCTCCCGATATCAAGGTCGTGGAAGTCGAACAGGACGCGATTCCCGATGAGATGCTGCCGGGCATAGAGGGGTTTCCCACATATGCCTTGCACACCAAAGACGGTAAAAATACTCATCACACGGGGGCTCTGATGTCCCCCGACGATATTCGGACGTTTATAAAAGACCGTTCGGTTCCGACGTAGATCCCTTGGCAACCACAAATGACTCAGAGTTCTCCTTGCGCGAGACATTGTCGCGGTTGAGGAAGGACTGGAATCCCTCAAGATCGTTAGGAATTGTGGTGGACGCCTGTGTCATCCACTGCCGAGCCGACTGCATGAGGCCGTACTTGTCCGACGTATCCATAAACAGATCAGATGTCTTCGAGAACGCCTCGTCGACACTTGATTTGACTTCGTCAACATTGATATTCGGAGGAGCTGCTGGGCGGTCGGGGTTATCCACATAATCCGTAAACAGCACGTTCATGAACGGATTCGAGGCTGTCGGGGTCGCATGGACCGAATCGAGCTTCGAGGGTAAGAACGTCTCTTTCAGCAGCTGTGTCTCAGGAAACATCTTTACGAGTACAACAGAGAGACCCATTACCGCCGGAATCAGGAGGAGGTACCATGACTTCTGGGTAATGAGAGCAATAAGAACCGACGAGTAAATCGTGAAGCGCACAACAGAGTTTAGACCTTCGGGGACCGTCATATCGTTGGTCGGCAGAAACCGAGACCACTTCTTAAACAGATTCGCGGGGTCGTTGAGCCAAAAAAGTTCCCGACCGCTCATTATTGTGATATTGAGAGTATTTACTTCTTCGCAACCTTACGTTGGAGACGAGCAAGCATTCGTGCCCGTCGTGCCTCAGGATGGTTACTCGTCAGATCAGCGGCAGTCCGAGGAGCATCTCCCGCGCCGGCGTTCGTGTCCCCGAAAAGTTCCGTCTTGAACAGCTTTCCAATCGAGTGCTTAAACTTCTCCTTCAGCATCTCAATTTCGCGAATCATATCGTCCTTCTTGAGACTGCCAGAGCGCATCTTCTGTTCAATCATTCCCTGTACAACACTCATCGCCCGCTTCGTCACTGGATGGTCAGGATTCTTGACCATCTCAATCAGGGCGGGAACGTTCGTAAAATCAATCTCGTCAAGTCCCAGCTTCTCGACATTGAGATTCTCCATCACCTCCATTCCGATCTTGAAGATACGTGTATCCTTGAGCGTCTCGAGAAGATCCTGAATACCCGTATGCGTCGTCTCATCCTTCAGAATCTCGTCGACCTCATCCGTTGACGCTGTTCCCGTCACCTTGGACCAAAGACCACGCACCGTCTCCATAATATCCGACCCGATGTATGAGCACACGAGAAACATGCGGACATACGTCCAGATCGTCTCCTGCTGCTTCTCAGAGGCGTCCTTCATGAGCAGACTAAAATCAATTCCCCGAAGAACCTCGCGGGGCTCGGAGAAGAAAGCATCGTCCTTCTTGATCACCGCCATACAGTGAGGCTGAAGATAGGTCTTGAACCGCTCAACCTCTGTCTTGTAATCAATCTCTGCATACTCCCGATCAAGAGTTTCGGAGAGGTGAGGAAACTCCTTGCGAATATCCTCCAAACACTCTTTGAGAACGTTCTGAATCTCAAAGGACATTTGTTTATAGATACATGGGGAATGTAAATCATATATTTACGCCACACGGTTGCCACCACGGTACGCCAGCGACTTCTCGTCCGAGGCAGAGAGACATAGGCATCCCGTATCCGCCGTGATACTGGACGGGCAGCACTCCGGCTTGAACTCGGAGTTCTGGAATGCGTAGATCTCATTGTCGTCCGCCGCCTCATACGGCTTCAGGGGAGTCGGAGCCGTCGTCTGCGACCACGAATTTCCGTTGGAAATATCGATTCCGTCGTACACACCCGAACCGGCATCATTGACAGGGGCACCAATCTCCTGCTGCATGAACCCCTCGCGACCGGCAGAGAGTAGAAAACGCGAAAGCAGGGCAACAACAAACGCAGCGGCACCAACGGCGAGAACAACAGTTGTCTTGTCCTTCATGATAGTCTTATTATTATTCGGATGACTTTTTATTTAGTTCGGCAAGTACCCGTTCCTGTATTTGTTCGAGCTCCTCTGAATTGTGAGAATCGGGGTAATCGCGAACACGTCTTGTTCCACCGTTAATATAGAAATATCCATCGGTATTTCCCATAAAGACCTGCATCTTATCGTGTTCGAGATACACAACGGCCATGACGCGGCCGTCCAGTGTAGGGGTTCCAGGACGAAGATTCCGCAGCTTGATACGTCCATAGGCAGTAAACACAGTATCTGTTGGCTCGAGCGCTTCATAGTTTGGTGGCTCCTCAATCTCTTCGTAGTCGGCAAATACATGTCCCTGAATAGGAATCTGGTGGTCTGTGGTATTGAGACAAATAATGAATTCGGGACGTTCGCCTTCATACGGAACTGATCTCTTGGAGTCGGATACATAGATCCATACCCCATCTTCACGAACAAGATGGGTTCCAGACACCACGATTCCGTCGTACACGTAGAGAGGGATCTTTTCAACAACACACACCATGACAGCGGTCACACGAGCCCCCGATTCCAGGATGTCGCCAACCTTCACTGCCGCAATCGGAATACGTCCTTCTCCCTTGACCACAATGGGAGTTTCCGGGTGAAAGCAGTAAGAAATACCAATCGCTGCACCAATTGGAATGAAGAAAAAGAGGAGGGGTGGAAATACGAACATGAGGAGAATCGCAAGACCGAAAATGATTCCCACAATCGCCTGGAGAAGAGTCTTGAGCATCTCAAACAGCGATGTAATAAAGTTAACTGTTGTAATGGCGATCGTTACAGTGTACCCGAGCGATCCCATAAGTTTTGCCGATAAATCACGGACCCTCGCAAGTAAAGTCAGAACTTCTCCGAATGAATTGTGGATTTTCGCAAATGTCTCGGCAGTAAAGGAGGTAATAAACGTCTGAATGCCGCTAATGAAATTACGAAAGTATCCAAGTTCCCCAACAATCGTTTCTACAAACCCGACAAATACACTGAACATACGATGTACAGGTTCCAGTGCTAGGGAAAAGACCTGCTGGGACATGGCATTTCCACAATACTGAAAATTCTCAAAGGTTGAGGTGTTTGGTTGAATGAGACCCGCAAAAGGCATGTAGATCGGATTACACCGATTCTCAATCCAGTTTTCACGAATGCTTTCAAGATTTGTCATCACATAAGCATACAGAATCACTCCCGCAATAAGGACGGGACCGATTGATACGGCTCCAATCGAAAGCCAATCCATTATCTTTACACCTCCTTTTGAATTTCATTATCTCTCCACGTGTGTATGTCGTCATCGGGGACTTCGTGGTCATCCAAAATCACAAATTCTCCAGTTGGCGAGGCAACAGCATAATGGCACTGACGAGTAATGAACTGAATATAGTCGTATGTTCCCTCCGACTTGATCTCGGTAATTGGAACAACTCCATTTTCGTTCAGGATCCAGGTTCCTGGAGATATAGGGACACTCTTGTACGTTGTCATTCCCTGCACCCGATGATGGACAATTCCATCAACCTCGCCTCCGTACTTCAACATATCTCCCAGTCGTATTTCCGACGCCATCACAATGCTGCTATTGTCTAGGATCACGTGCCCGGTAGGAAGAATGCCCGTGTACCGGTACTTTGTTGGATTTGACTTTTTTATGCGAGACTGGAAGAGTCCATAATGGTTCTCGACACGCCGGAAGAATTCGGCCAGAATTTCCGGATTGCTTGTCTCTTCGTAATCCTTGAAATAGAAGCCACCAATGGGAATTGTATGGTTCTCGGTATTGAGACAGATCAATCGCTCGCAGGGTGAAGACTCAACGGCCAATGGGTGATCTTCTACGCGTATCCACTTGCCTTCGAACTTCACCTTGTGATTTCCCGATACTTGTATGCTTCCGATCGTGTACATCTTCGTTCCCAAACTATCAAACACCAACGTGCTCTTGATCATTTGCCCATCTGCGAGTTTCATGCCTGGGCGAACGGCATGAATCGGCATTACTCCGTCGGTTGTAAAGATCGGGGTCTCTGGATGGAAACAGAAGAACTCGGCGGCTTGTCCAATCGGACCATTCTTCACGCTCTCTCCTGTCTGGACACCTGTATTGACAATATTCATGAGAACAGCGAAACTCGCAACCATTCGGTTCATCAGCGTTCGTACCCGACCAAACAACATTGCCGTGCTCTGGAGTGTCGTATGAAGCTTCGCAAATGTGTTCTGAATAATTCCGAGGAATCCATCGGCGGCTCCCGTAATTGCAGCACGCATATCGTTCATCGAGTTCATGATGGTATTCACTGTTCCAGTCAGAATACTGAAATTCTGGTAGATAGGATCAAGAACCACGCCAGCATACGACTGCGACGATTGGAGCATACAGTTCATGAAATTCGTGGCAACATCTGAGCCGACCATTCCCGCCAGGGGCATGTACACTGGATTGCAGCGGTACTGTACCCAATTATCCTTCAGATCTTGGAGATTTGCGAGGGCGTAGGTGTACAATCCCGCCGAAATGGCCAATAATGTGGTGATCAAAACGACCAAAACGGATTGGATGTCCATACGGTTCTGTTATGGTAAAATCAGATTTAATCTACACGATGTCTACATCCAATGATCTAACAACTCTCTCCCTTCAGCAGCTGAAGAAGATGGCAATGGGGCGCCGTATTAAGAAGTACTACATTCTTCCCAAGGCTCAGCTGATTGAACTTCTCACCATGCCCGAACTTCCCGATAAGTATCGCATCGAAAAGATGACGATCATTGAGCTGCGAGAGATCGCCAAGAAGCGCGATCTTCGTGGGTTCTGGTCAATGTCAAAGAACGAGCTCACGCGAATGCTATTTCCTGAACACAACGATGTTGTCCAGGATCGAGCCGCGCATGAGAAGAAGCAGGATAATGGTGAGGCAGGCAAACATGAGGATCCACAGCGTCAGGATCCCGAGAATGTAAGGGTACAGGTGGTGGAAAATGCGGGAGAGCAGGGGCTTGATGACATGAAGTTCAATGTAGGTGTGAGTCTCGGGCCTGCTCGTGAACTCTAAAACATCCTGAAAAATGTTGTCGAAAAAGCCACGCCCTGAAGCTTCCTTTTTCTCCATTCTTTTTGTCTACAGAACAATATAAACTAGCCATGAAACTATCCCAGAACAACCTTGTTCGCCTCGGTGCCGTGGTTGCTGGAATTGTTGTCCTTGTCGCCGTTGTGAATGCATACAGTGGATCGAAGTTCCTCGGCGAGGGTCTGGAGGTTGGCGGACTGGAGCCCCAGGGACCCCTGTCGAACAACCCCTCGTACCCCACTGCGTCGAACCCCCACTCTGAGGGTGGAGACCTGAAGCCCTCCCTCGCCCAGGAGGACCGCCACCCTACGGGACAGCAGACGTACTCGCAGTCTGTCCTCTCCCCCGAGGAGCTCCTCCCTAAGGGCGGACTCGGTGCTTCGTGGGCGGCGACGAACCCCGTTGGGCTCGGCGACCTGAAGGGACAGAACTTCCTGACGCCCACGTACCACTACGGCATTAACACGGTCGGACAGTCCCTGCGCAACGCCAACCTCGATGTGCGCTCGGACCCGCCGAACCCCCGTGCCGCGGTGTCCCCTTTCCTGAACTCCACGATCGAGCCGGACCTGTACCGTCGTGAGCTCGAGATTGGCGAGTCGGGTGCCGGTGCCAAGCCTTCGCATTAAAGAAAACGATATTTTGATGTGATTAGATAATGAACTACAGCCCCCCAATTATATTTATCATCGTTGCCAGTCTGGGCTACTTGCTCTATCAGTATGGCAACGGAGGACCGGGGAATCTTGTTGACGTCAAATCGTCAAAGGATGGGGAGGTGTACCAAGTCCAAGATCTTCCACGTAAGGAGGAAGCGGCCGATCGGTTAGCAGATATCAAGGCGAGGATGGAGAAGGTAGCTGCGTTTTATAAGCAGGAGGAGTACGCTAGCGACCCCCCCGCCAAACTCTTAGTTGAACGGTTCAATCCTGATCGAATTATGGAAAATTCAGTGACATCGCCCGATACCTCGTATTCCGAGAACAAGGGAGAGAAGATTGTCTTGTGTTTGCGCGACAAGGAGACTCCTCCTAATTATCCGTTCGAGGACAATAACACTGTCATGTTTGTTGTCCTTCACGAAATGGCCCACTTAATGACGGCCGAACTGTCTACAGGAAAGCACACCCCAGAGTTCTGGGCGAATTTCCGGCGACTTCTTGAAGATGCATCTCGTATTGGTGTCTATTCTCCGGTCAATTATAGCCGGACACCGGTACACTATTGCGGAATGACAATTACAGATAGTCCGTTGGATAAGTAAATGATTATTTTTTAACAACGGCTGTTGTCTTGGTCGTGACCGCAGCAACAACCGTCTTTGTCGTAGGATTCACAGTGGTTGCAACACTTGCAGCGACTGTGGTTACCGTCGCTCCGATTGTTTTGGTGGCAAGAACTGCACTTGTCGATGCAGCAGCTACCTGTAGAGCCTTCACACCTACTAAACTTGAGTTGGCAGCTGCAGTGACGGTCTCCCGTTTCAGTCGGGTAAGATCGCTCGCTGTCCCTGATTTTCCCTTCTTTCCTCCGAGGACCATGTATATTATACTACGATACGACAATTTGATAGACTTGTTGTAGTCCATTCGTAGTTCCAGAACTTAGTACATAGAAACTTTCATCGGGAGCTTGTGTTAGACAATGCAATACATCGCGTATAGTTGCAAATACGTTGACTGTTACAGTTCCACTTAGTATAATTTGAAGAACGTATCCGCTCAATCCAACGGTTGCAGTTGCATAGAGGTTTCCATCATTTGCTTGAATGATACCATATGTCAAATTATACCCGCCGGTTGGAATGACGTTTATAAGCTGATTTGTTGGCGGAAATATCTTAAGAATATTTGTTCCTGAACATACGTATGCAAATCCATCATTCGCATACACCATGGCTGTCCCTACAACACCGGTTGGAAACGGGGCGGGAACCATTGTTCCTTTTCCTGTTGACGGACAAGTGTACGCTCCTCCACCCTGCATAAGAACTGTAAAGGAAGCATCGGTTTGAGATTGCCCAATTCCGAAGCAGGCGCCTACACTTTGTGTGAGTGGTGGGGCCGAAATATTGACTCCCCATTTCCATCCAAGGTAAGCTTCGAATCCCTGCATCTGAGCCGATGTAAGTGCCTGATCAAATACAATCACTTCATGAACAGTTCCTTGAACGGGATAGTACGTGTTTCCTCGTTCGTATAGACCTCCAACAGAAAAAGGAGACACTGCTCCACTTATGTTTGGGCCGACAGTTGTCGTATATGTTTGTTCATTTCCATCGATTCCCATGATGAATGTTGCATTCGGGGATGTTGTTGAGGATGATAGGGAACCAGAGAACACGTGCGGAAGAGATTTATCTACTGGTACAGCATTCCCCGGTGTTTTTGTGTAGGTTGTTCCCGATACATGTGTGGATATGAGACCCCAATTTGTATCACAGTTAAATCCTGATCCATAATAGGATTTCCATTCTCCGACAGCAACCTGATCGAGCGTAACATTCTGGGCGAATTTTACTACAATAAACATCGAATAGGTTGTTCCAGTTAAAAGATTCCCGCAGAGGAAGGGGTTTCCACCGTTTCCTGTTAATAACGGGAATGAGAGTCCTGGCAATCCATTCAGAGCATTTTTAATAAGTATTGCACCCTGAGACGTTGGAATCGCAAGGACTCCATGGTTATTTTGTCCACTCTTGTCACTCCACTGAGTCACGGATGATTCACTCCCAACAAGAGTTGTTGGATCCGATGCATCAAGCCACAGGATTGGAGACAGTCCAGCAAATGGACTTGGTCCGGGAATATAGGCAAATTTAGATACAGATACAGCAGTTGGCGAAAGAACGGTGGGCAAGATGACTCGATCGATACATGTCGTATTTGACGACTGTATCCATTCAGCAATGTACAGTGCGCCATCTTGACCGGATAGTATAGATGTTGGCCAAGAATCTGTCGTATCAAGACTTGAACCATAATTATTCGAAATTGTTAGACGAATAGGGGTTGTATACGGAGGCGGAATCTTAATCAGTGCATGAATTCCTCGTAAATTCACGTACAAATTCCCATCGGATCCAAGTACGATTCCACAGAGAAACACTGATCCAAACTGTATGAGAGGACATGCAACCGCGGTGCTAACATAATTTAATGGCTGGAGTGGAGGCGGAGGTTGATTCCGCGTAACAGGTACATACGATGCCAGATCTGAAACAATCGAACTTACGGATGAAGCAGTGAGAACACTGTCAGATGTTTGTGGAAGTTTATGTTTTCCTACATAGCTTGAGGCTGCCGCAAACTGTGTAGAGATACGTAATGAACGAAGTAAGTCGCTTGAACTTGCAACACCTCCTCGCTTCCCACCAAATGATGATGACATAAGCTATCTTATTATTACACTATACCTGAAGAATAACTTAAACTTTACTCTCGAATACGACGACGAACCATAACTGCAGAATTGAGTGCTCCTACAATTGCCGGGGTAGTTCCAGCATACGCAGTTTGAATTGTGAATGCAGCGGGTGTTTTGAATGTAGGAATTCCGAGAGGACCGAGCCGAATCTGATTGATTTCCGTCGTGACTCCGCGCTCAATTGCGAGTAGCTTTGTATTTCGTGTAAGCATCGATGAATCTGCAACACGTCCGCCTTTCTTCCAGCTTCCAAGACCAACGTTAAAGGATGACATTATTTTGATCACATAAAATAATGTCAGAGGAGGTCTCCCTCCCCGTTCTGAATTTCCAGACGGGCAAATCCTCAAACGTTACATTCTTTCTTGATGACACAATCGAGACTGTTCGATCGCGCTTGGGGGCACTTATAGGTATACATCCTGATCGTCTGCGAATGTACGTCGAAGGCCAGTTTGATGGTGATTACTATGCCAAGGATTCACGCAAATGGGAGGATCTGTTTCTTCGCATGTCCCCTGAAGGAAAGCCCGTACGTAAAGGGCTTGTGTACTACAACAAGGCTCGCAATCCTCCCCTCATCCTCGATTCCCCGGAGTACGACAAGTCTGGATGGATGGCAATTGATTCGCGCAGTGATGCATCCTTCCGCGAACTTCGTCTTCTTGGAGTCCCCGAAGAACGGTCTTGGGTATTTCCACTTGACAATTCAGAGACTCCCGAACACCTTCCCCCGGCTGGAACGGTATCGATCGATATGAAGGAACTGTTTCAGACCTATCATTCATATGCCATCACCCAGTTTGTCTTGATTCCACATTCTGAACTTCTGCCCCAGCTGGAAGTCCGGTACTATCCTCGGTTCCGTGCAGAGACTCCAGGAGTTGTTCCCCCGGATACTGTTCGCGCCATTGCTCGTCAAAGTGATATTGTGACGTCTCTGACTACACTCCCTGTCACCCAGCCCAATAAAGTCTCGATTGTGAAAGCCCTGTGGAAACTACCGCTGGTGGACACAGATTTCGGAAATGCCCCTCGCAATCGCTTCGAACAGATCTTTTACGGAACAACGCTCTCAGACTCTCTCCCTGTTATCTCCTTCTTTTCCAGCCTGCAGCAGCAGTCCCGCCATAAATTCTTTACCGAGGCGGTCGATAAGACTCCGACACAGGATGTACGTACATGGAAATACTGGTGGGATGCTTCCAAACCCACACGTAACAAGCCTGCACTCCTCTTTTACCGAGGAACCTCTCGTCATTCGTATGATCGTATTACTGTATTTTCGACTGAAATTGTGATTTCGTGTTCTCGTACCGAAGATAGTTCGGATACCCATCTAGAACTCCAGAAAATCGCGAAGGAGTTCCTGCTATCAATTGATGGTCTGGAACCGTTCTTGGATCCAGCAGATTACGAAGATGATCGATGGGTGCTCCAAGATATGTCCGGAGTCGCACATTTCGACCGTGAACTGAAAGAGGCTGATTTCCGGCGATTTGATTGCTTGCGTTCCATCTACGAGATCTACGATCGCGATAAACTCATTTTCAAGTTCCTTCGTAGCAGTCAGACGGAATCGGGACTTTCCGATACGCAGGCACGGATTGTAGGTCTTCTGAATGAGAGTGCATTTATTTCCCCCGAACAGATCGTTGAACAGATTCCCGAGCTGTCTGTGACCGAGGCCGCATCTGCACTGCAGGAAGTCCAAGTTCTTCTGTCCGAGAACCCTAAATTGAGTGAGCAGCATTACTCGTATCTCCCAACATTCAAGTTCTCTGCGAAGCAGGTCATTCTAACACATGCCGCCGATATGAAGCGTATTTTACGGTACATCTCTGCTCTTCGCGAAGTCCTCATGAACCCCGATAACAAACATCTGGATGGGGTATGTCCGAAGCGTATCGAAGTTGTTGAACAAGTGACAGCCGTTGCGCCTCCGACCGAGAGCTCTAAACAGTCTGATGACGGGGAATCCGCGGATTACTTGGACGATCTGTTTGGCGAACTGGAAGGCGCAACAGTCTCCTCTGAACCCGAAAAGGAAAAGGAGAAGGAGAAGGAGACGAAGGAACCGGCTCCTGAATCGAAGAAAGTGAAGACGAAGGGTGCTACTACACTCTATATCTATCTCCTTACCCAGCTTCGCGAATTTGATCCTGATACGTACGACCCTAACGATCCTGAAATTCCTAGTAAATGTGACCGACCTCGTCAGCCGGTGATTTATAAGAAAGACGAACTCAAGAAGTTCGATGATGACGAAGACTTGTCGCAGTACGATCCTCGGGGAGATGGGCGTCTAGCCTCTCTTGAAGTCAAGGATCCCGATGGTCTAGTCATCTGTCCCAAGTACTGGTGCGTGACAGATCGTATTCCTCTGAAGGAAGAGCAGTTAGTGGACGGTGCCTGCCCCGTGTGTGGAGGAAAGATCCGATCAAACGACAAGAAGGTTGAAAAGACCCAGGATGTTCTTGAGTTTTCAGTGCTGTACCGAGAATCCCCGAATGCGTACCCTGGATTTGTCAAGTACAAATCAAAGAAGGGGAAGCAGGTTCCGTGCTGCTTCGCAACTGCCCAGACCACCAAGATGTCATATATCAAACCGGAAGGAACTGCTGCACCTATTAGCGAACTGTTCTATATTCTCGGCGAAACGAAGACACGGCTAGAAGAACTGCGTCTTGCCTATATTCCGAAACAGGTAGGTCTGGCTCTCAAGCTTCCACTTGAATACAAGGCAACAATTGATGCAATGAATCGTATTCAGTCGGGACAGGGGGGATTCTTCCGTGCCGGTCTTGGACATCCATCGGACACGCTTCCCAAGGTTCTGAATATTAGCCACTCTGTCCACCCTCCTTCTGAAAACCCCGAAGTCGTGCGCCGGTGCTCGTTCTTCCGTACCTGGAAACTCGCCGATGATCTTACTGGATCATCGGATAAAGTCGAGGCGCGCGTACGATCAATTGATAAGGCGTACCGCGAAAAGACGATGTCCAAGCTGGAAGAACTCGAGTACTCTGCCCTCTTTCTCAACTGTATGGTCTACGTCATCTATGTAGGACAGGAAGGACTGCAGTCGGGATGTTTCATGAATGTTGGCGCTGTAAAAATGACGTCTCGAGCAGTTCTAGTTCTCGTGGACGCCGGAGATTCTGATAGCGTGGATTATGTCAGCAATGTATCCCGAACATCCACTGCACCGGTGTTCAATGGGAATCTGTACAACAAACTGTTCCCGAAACAGGTACGGGAAACTCTGGAAACTCTTCGTATAACATCGTGTGTCCGGGATATTCCCACGATTGATAAAGCCATCTCATTTCTGACGTCTACGCCACTCAAGGACAAGATACCGGAGTTTAAGATTATTCTTGATCCTTATTCTCGTGGTCAGGCCCTATACCTCCCCAAAACCATCATTCTTCCCTTCCGTCCTACATCCCAGATTCCCACTTTTTTGAATGGATCGCCGATTCACGGGTACGCAGACATTTCGCAAGATACGTATCCCCAGAAGACGGAGATGATCAAGTACCTCGAGAAAGCTCGCGAGTTTCATTCTGGGTACGCCTACGCCCACGACAATGCCAATTCAAAGCACGAGGTGGTTGAATTAATTACGGCATCTGGACTGCGTATTCCAGTTCTGTCGGGCGAGACTATCCCCGGAGACCCTCAAGAAATCATGGAAACGGTGCACGATCTGGGCGAAGAGGCCTTAGTAGAAGGGGGACCGGATGAAAAGGCAGTGAAACTCACGCGATCTATTACCTACGAAGCCGAGATCTTCGAGTTTCTGCTATTTCAGTTGGCGAAAGATCTCGAGGGCGAAGATTACGGAGATCTGAAGCGTGCGCTCTCTGTTCCAAACCCCGATGTCACTAAACTTGCCCCTCTACTCAATGCTTGGATGGATGATACGCTCGTGTTCTCAGAAGCCGAGTCTCCTCCTGCATTCTACAGCAAGATGCGTAGTCCGTGCGATGCGGGAACAAAGAGTGCGTGCACGGGTCTGTGTGTATGGGACGGTGCTTCATGCAAGGTTCAGGTGAAAACTGTGCGTGAAGGACTGCGCCGTAAATTACTGGAGTCCCGTCTACTGTCTACTCTGTCAAGCAACGACAAGATCCGAACAGCAGTCTTTGATCACCGGATCTCTCCATTTTTCAGCAGTATTCTGTACCTCGAACTTCCTTCTGAAATCATTCTGTCAGACGGAGATGTTGCGGCAAAACTTAAGCAGGGACAGTAGTATTTTTCCTGGAGCCTAAGAATAAATGGCTGACGAAGTAAAGGTTGGAGGATCATCTCACCGCGCGATTGGATCCCGTGCCCAGGTCATGCACGGCACGGCGCACCACACGAAGGGTGGCCTCACGAAGAAGCACCTGAAGTACAACAAGTACGGCAAGATTGTGTCGGCGCGCAAGTCGGCGCTGGCGAAGAGCAAGGGTACGCTGAAGAAGTGGGAGAAGAAGACGGGCCACAAGTGGACGATCAAGAACGGCAAGCCCACCAAGGTCAAGCACGGCAAGGGAAAGAAGGGTGGTGCCGAGGAGGAGGAAGTGGTCGCCTAAATAATGTCTAAGCTATAATCGGGGGGTGAGGTATTTGAAAATAGAGTCTGGACCGCCGCAATGTATTTTTCTTTTAATAATTCTGGATCTTTATCTGTTACAGGTTGACCAACATGGGTAGGAATTGGTTTGAGTGGTCGGTAAGATATTTCAAACCAGTGTAGAAGCGATGTCCAGCTTGGGACGGGGACTGACAGTCCAAATGAGGAGTGTAGCCACACGTTCATTTGTTCAATCAGCCAGTTGTCTGACCTCGGAAATAGTTCATTTTCACCATACGTGATGACTGGAACAAGCGGTGTCCCTGTCTCGGCTGCAATCTTAAAGATTCCAGTGCGGTTTTTGATGTAAAGAACCATCTTGCGAGGATCCGCTAAATTCATTTCCCGTACGCCTCCCAGCATCACGGACACAGACTCATTCTTCAGAAGAGTTTTCTTGATACTTCCATAGTCTGACGGAATGGCTCCGACGTATCGTCCAATATCGCCCACGAGCGGGATGTAATGATAAAACGGTAAGGACACAACATGATTCGGCCTGTAGTTGGGGTGGTGACATACACGGAGAGAATTAAAGAGAGCGGACGAAAGGGAGATTAATCCGTGTGGATTCCAAATAAAGATACATGTCTGTGGAAGATCGGGTGGACAGTCCACCATTGGAAATGTTGCCCGAAGGTTCTCCTCCACAGATTCGTTTCGTAATCGTTCTACCACTGAATCAAACAGACTCTCTTTTGGAGTTAGACCGTACAGAGACACCACCAGAAGTCCCAGTAGAAGATTCGACGCCGTCAAAAGAATCACCATCCCCAGAACCCCCAAAGCTCCCAAAAAAGCGAGTGGCCATAGGTACAACCAGCTCATCCTATTCTCCTCGCAGATTGTTTACAGACGGATGGAACTCATTCTGGCATGTCGCCTTTGGAGTTTTAGCTATCAAGTTTCAGACGATAGTTCCACTGTTCATTTTTTACCAGTTTTTAGATGTCGAAGAAATCAATGTCTTCGTGGACATTGTTGAATTCCTATGTGGGTACATGTTAGGATATGTGTTCAGTTTGATTTAAGCAAGTCGCCCTGAACTAATAAAAATGTCCGGGTACCTGGTGGAAGCGAAAACTGTCCAAACGGGAGCGATTCGGACACTCGTGGAAGCCCTGAAGTGTATCTTGGTGGAGATGAACTTTACCTTTGACAAGGATGGCATTAAGATGGCGGCGATGGACAATACCCGTACTGTCCTTGTCCACATGCGCCTGGAGGCATCCAAGTTTGAGAAGTATTCATGCACTACACCTACCGTTATTGGTCTAAACACTGATCACCTGTATCGCATTGTGAAGACGGCCACGAACGATGATACACTCACCTTTTACATTGAGAAGGGCGATCACAACCATCTGCGCATTCTTCTGGAGAACGGGGACAAGAAGGAGATTACTCGCTACTCCCTGTCTCTCCTCGATCGCGATGAGCCGAATATCGAGATGCCATCCACGGAGTTTTCTGCACGGATTACGATGCCCTCGATTGATTTCCAGAAGAAGTGCCGCGATATGACCCTGCTGATGGCGAAGACGGTGGATATTAAGAGTGTGGGCTCGACCCTTGTTCTGTACTGCAAGGGTCAGTTTGCTAATCGCGAGACGGTCCTGGGAGATTCCGATTCGGAGTTTTCAATTAAGAAGGAGGAGACGAATGCGATTATCTCGGGTACCTTTTCGCTACCTCATCTCGTACTCTTTACGAAGTGCACGAATCTCTCCAACAATCTGGAGATTTACATGAAGAACGATTGGTTTATGATGATCAAGTACGTCATCGCCAACCTGGGAGACATCAAGCTGTGTCTAATGCCCTGCTCCAATTCCTCTGCCTAACTATAATAATAATAATGAAGTGGGGATATATCCTCGTAGGCATTTCAGTCCTTATCCTACTTGCTGTTCTCTACGGTCAGAACCGGCGGAGAGAACAGTTCACAACTATGAAGGGGGATTTCCCAAATTATGCAACACTTCTTGATCAGGTTCGTCTTCTGCTCGATAAAGCGTATGACTACGACTTATCAGAACTGAAAAAGATGGCGGATGATCAGACGGAGATGTATCATACAGCGTTTGATTCATTTGTTAGGACAAAAGACGGTATGGGTTACGCCCATGAAGTCATGCAAACTGCAGCACCCATCACTGCAGATGATATCAAGTATGCGATGGATCCAAACACAACTGGAAATGACTATATTGCTAAGTATTTGCCCAAAGGATTCAAGTTAAATGTCGATACACCCTTTGATAGCAGGATGGCATCCTTATACGCCCGTCGTCAGAAGTATCTTGATGCCATGAAACAGCCTACTGCAGGTGTAAAACCTGGTCAAGTTCCTTACGAGTTGGCAGCCATATTTTATTACCAAAATGAAGGCATAGCATCCCTGTATAAAAATACAATGCTTGCAACCCTTATTGACCAAGCAATGATTCGAACCAAAGCCAAGCCGAAACCGTCCGGCAAGATTTCGATTGAGTCGAAGTAAAACAGCTTACAAGAAATCCAGAACAAGAGAACAATGGATCCCAGCCGACCTCACCAGCCTCCTCCTTACATGGAACGATCCTTTGAGGGTGGACAGCGTATGATGGCTCGCAAGTCGGCCGAGGAAGCGCCCGAAGTTTCGAACTACGATTACGACAATGTGGGTAATGTTGTGGGTCTGGACAGCATGACGACTGACTTCTGCCTTCTTGGGCAGGATCAGGCATCGACCTCCCTCTATGGACATGTTGGAAAGGAGCGCAAGCCGACCTATGACCCGTCTGTCCTCCTCAACGATGCATGGTTCTGCATTATGACTGATGATGGAGGAAAGCTGTACGGTATTCTGAATACACTGCGCGAGATGGGTATCCAGTCCCCTGCAGATTATCAGTTCGAAACAATGTATGGAAAAACAAGTTTGTGGGAGCGCGTCAATGACGACGACTACAAGATTCCAGGTAGCAAGCGCCAGGAAGCCATTCAGTTGCTGATGAAGTTCAAGGCACCTACGCAGCCGAAAGCAGTAGATATGTATGACCGACGAGCATTCATACGTTGATATTGCCGATGTTATACCAAGTCATCTTCAAAATCCACGCTTAATTTCGGCGTTTTGGCTGGCGTTTTGTGTGTTTATTCTGTTTGTGCTTGCCGCCGCTCTTTACCTGTTTTTTGGTGTGCTTCTTCGCCCGTCCTCCTAGTTCTCCGCGGCGCTTGAGCCGGATTGTTACCTTCTTTCCCGGACTTATAGCGTTTGCCACTACGCGTGCAACTGTGAGTGCGCGCGCCTTCACCGTCTTCTGCTTCGCCTCGTCCTCCAATGATTTTTTTGCCGCCTTCTCTGCGATGGTACGATTTTCCTCTTCACTGCGCGCATCTAAAAGAACCTTGCGATGATCCACATCGTCAAGATCGATCTCTTCGGCTTCAGTCTCGTAATCCGTCTCGTCCCCTTGAGCTCGAGGGTGAGACGGCGCTACGTACTCGTCAACATAGGAAAAAGGACGCTTGTTTTTCCGTGTAAAGTTCCGGCGGGCAGGAACACTTGCCATATTATATCTAGCGCCGAGATTTGTGGGCGGTGAAGACGACGTCCTCAGTAATGGACAGTTTCATATTGGGATTCAGGAACGAACGCGCACTGCTCACCGCGGTCGTATTTGTCCACAGCTTGACAATATTGAAATCACCCTTGGGCGATGTTGAGAATCCGACAAATGCTTCGGGGCGAGACAGCATAATGTTGTCGACGGAGACAACAGAGTGAACGACGAGGTCGATGGCGATGTCGTAGAGATCGGAAGTAGGAATCTTCTTGCTCCATGAACCGCCGTTCTCGTTCTCGGGAACCTCCCAGATGGGACGGAAACCCTTGCGCATGAAGAAGAAGTAGCCGCATTCCCAGGCTTCACGGGGGATAGTGGCGATGATGGTCCAGAGTTGCTGGGCTGTAGAGATATCTGCGATTTTCTTGTAGTTGGACAGGCTCCAGTCCTTGTTGCGGGGATCGAAATACCACAGCACCCACGTGTTCGTGAATGGTGTCGTGTCGGTGATAGGGGGAAGGGGGGTCGAGATGGAAGAAGACGACATGGTGTGGGCAGCTACTTATCTTAACACGGGATTCGTAAATCCGTTTTGCTCAAAACGGATCCAGATTCTCTTAGTTTAACACAGAGACACCGACACCATGAATTCCGAACTGCTCTACGCCTTTCGCACGACCCGTCATCTCCCCATCCCATCCCATGTCCTGGACATTATCGCAGCCATGCAGCTCTCCCCGGTTGCCCCCGTGTATATCAAGAAGCCCAATTTCAAGAAGTATGTGCAGACTCGCAACAAGCCCTCGGAACTCGAGTGGCGTCGTGACATCATTGTCGAGCTGAAGGCAAAGCTCCGCGAGAAGGACGACCCCGACTACGAGACAATCTGTGGTCTCGTCAACAAGGTCGTGGCATCGACGCTCAAGGACAAGACCAAGACGATTGTTGAGACCATCAACAAGCGCGACGACACATTCCGCATGCGCGTCGTCAACTACCTGTTCGACCGAGGCGTCTCGATGCCGTTCTACGCCAAGCTCCTCGCGGACATGTTTGCGATTCTGTCCGAGTCCATTCCGCTCGTGCACGAGGACCTGCAGATCTACTGCTCGATCGATACCTTCAACAAGATGTTTGATCAGAGCAAGACCATCTCCTTCCCCGATCTCTCGACGGTGTCCAAGACGGAGTTCGAGGACCAGCTGTGCATCTGGCACAAGCAGAAGGAACTCCGCCGCGGATTTGGTGTGTTTGCCAGCGAGCTGCACACCCGCGGTCTGATTTCTGAGAACCTGCTCCACGAAGCCCTCGAAACGGTGCTGATGGATTTCGAGGAGAACATTCGCAAGCCCAAGAACGAGGTGGTGTCCGAGTCGGTGGACCAGGTCGTCACCTTCCTCTCGGACATGGCGAAGCTGTTTGACAAGGACAGTTCCTACATCTCCGACAAGGCAAAGTATATTCTTGCGATTCCCAAGGCGGACACACCCTGTCTCGGTATGCGCTCGCGGTTCAAGATCGAGGACTGCGTTCACAAGATTTAAACGCAAAGCAAGTGTCAATACAAATGGCATCCACGACGAGCGTGCCCCCTGCTAGCGTCCTTCTTCGTGCTGCCCAGATTTCGATCGATGATGATCGCCCGATCCAGCTTGATTACTGGATGGATAGCAAGGACAAGAAGTGCTGCATTGGTGTCAAGGATGCCACGAAATACCTGGTCAAGTCGGAGAGCGAGTACACCTCCACGATTCAGAACCTTTTTCGTCTAGATGGTTGCTTCATTGTTCTCACCGAGAATAGTCTGTACATTGTGTCCCAGGAGATTCCGGTGCGAAAGATTGTTTCGGAGTTGAAGGGTGAGTAATATAATGATCGTCGATGCCTGTCCCCCGCCTCATATGTTATTTCACGAGCCGTTGAACGATTGTGAAATGATTCGGCTTTGGAACGAGTACAGGGCACACTATTCTGCCGATATCGAGACATGCGAGATCGATGCTGCAGCTGTATGTTCTGTCGAAGAGTTTGGAAAGTTATTTGAAATTTGGGTCACCTCTAAATCGTCGAAGCGTATTAAACTCCTGATGGTCTGGCACGCCCATTTTTTGTCCCTCGCCTGCCAACAGTCTCTTCGACGATGGCTGGAAACTAAAAGTTATCGTGCGCGTGTATGGTTTCATGTTGAATCTATGAACAATGTCCAAATGGCTATTCAGAGCCGATGTATTCTTCGACGTATTACCGGACCTCTCAAGACTGTGACCCCTGAGCATATTGGAGATACGAAAGAGGTAGTCGATCTGTGGAAGCGTATCAAAACGGACGCAGGATGTCGCAGTCTTGAATAAAGAAGCATACAGCAATGATCAGCATTTATACCGATGGATCATCACTTAACAATGGTCGTAAGAACTCGAAGGGGGCATTCTCGTGCGTATATCCGAGTATGTCTGCCGAATCGTTTGGTCGTCCTCTTCCCGCTGACGGCTCTCAAACCAACCAGACGGCGGAACTTACTGGAATTCTGGAAGGAGTACGAACTCTCAAAACACTCAGCGACGTTTCAAGCACTGTGGTACGCATCTGCACCGATTCCGAGTACTCCATCAATTGCCTGACAAAGTGGATCGCAGGGTGGCGGAAGCGCGATTGGAAGACGGCAGAGGGAAAGCCCGTGGTTCATCGTGTTCTGCTAGAAGCCATTCTGAAAGAGCTCGAGGGACTCGGTGGACATCAGTTCGTCCATGTCAAGGCACATACCGGTGGTGATGATACGGACAGTAAGTGGAATGACTATGCCGACCGGCTCGCCAACAAGGCGGCGGAACTGGGTCGTCCCGTAAAGTTCGAAGAGCTGGCTGAAAAGGTTGTGCGACTGGGTACGTCCGACGACGAAATCCTTGGGGGTATTCCACTCAAGATTATGGGTGCTCCGGTCTCGGAAGGTGATCTAGTCAAGGCAATTCTTGAGAATACAGGATCCATTGATCTGAAGTTCTTGACATCCGCTCTCATAACGGCTCTCAAGAAAACAGTCCAATCAAAGGCGTATGATCTCGAAAAGACCAAGATTCATGGCAAGGTTGCATATCGGCTTATCGAGAAAACCCATTTAACCATAGAAAAGCTAGAAGAGTAATACAAAGGAAAGCATGCAGGTGTACTTTTTTACTTCCCCGACGTGTGGTCCGTGCAAGAGCGTGAAGCCCGTAGTCTCCGAGCTGCAGGAGGATTACAAGACGATTACCTGGATTCAGATCGATACGACGAATGATCCTGAGCATGTTGCGACGACGTACAAGGTGACTCATGTCCCCACGATGGTCGCCGTGTTCAACGGCAAGGAGATTGGTCGTCATTCGGGTACGCAGATGATGGGCTACTTTGCTCTTGTGAAGCGTCTCACGCAGCAACGATAGAGCTGACGCGCTTTCCGTTCTGGTATGCCTCGCAAACCATCTGATCCTGATCATTGGGAGCACTGCACGAAGGCTGGGTTCCTCCGCTTCCCGATCCCGACGCGGGAGCTCCAGTCGTATCGAACTTCTCGGGATCTAGCGGCAGAAAGTCGGCATAGTGTGACTTCATCACCGAGTACCCGATTCCACCAACTCCAAGTCCAATTGCGCAAGGGAGGAGAGACGCCTTCAGAATTCCTCCCACTGTAGGATCTGCCAGACACTTGAACTCGCGGTATGCATACACATTGAGCATATAGACAATCGCCGAGAATCCAAGGTACCCGCCAACCTGGGCACTTGAACGCTTCTTTCCGGCTGTCATATCGAGGAGATAAACCATGAATATTGCCGACAGGGCTGCGAGACCCATCGGTGATCCCTTAATATCAAAATATCCAAGTCCGCGAATGGCACAGGGATTGAACTTCTCGGCAATATAGTCGGGAAGTTGAGCTCCGCCACGCCGACCCCTGCGCGAACTTGTTTGCGACCCTGTTTCAGCCAGATTGAGAGGCGACATTCCCCGCTGCTGAAGAGATTCTGCCCGTGCTCGAGCAAATTCCCGGTCTGTCCGCATGCTGTTCAGAACAGTCTGTGGAGGAGTGTTGTTTGTTGGGTCGGTTCCGACTCCCAACACCTGTGTAGGACCAGGAGCGGAGGGAGTTGCCGATGGAATCACGCTTTCTGCGGCCTTCTGAATCGACTCTGCAACCTGCGACACGGCCGAAGTCGCACCTGGAGTGAATCCGTACACCATACCTGCCACTCCCCAGTGCAGGATCACAGCAATCACTCCCAGCAGACTTGTTACTGAGTACCGGAACTTCATGTTCATCAGATCGGACACGAATCCGATGAGGAGAAAAATATCAGGGCTCAGGGCACCTCCCAGAACCCCAAACACTTTCAGTCCGTCAAGGAGTCCACCCGAGGACGCAGTCAACATTCCCTTGCCGGATACGGCGGTTTTCACGGTTTCTAGCCATCCGGGAAACACAAGAAACAGAAGTCCAATGACAATCACAATAAAGGATAAAACACTGAATGTCAACGAAGCGGCAGCCAAGTTGACAGCAGAGGCGTCGCTTCCCATTGTTTCATCACAAGAAGAAGAAAACGGATTCAAGAAAAGCAGGGAGCTCGGGAGTATCTCTACCTCTACAAGAATGTTCGAATACCAAGATGAAGCTATCAACTGGATGAAGATCCGCGAACTCGATTCCGTTATCTCCGGTGGTTTCCTGTGCCATGAAATGGGGCTCGGGAAGACCCGAATGATGTCTCGTCTAATCAAAGACAACCTCGTGCAGCTCACCCTCGTCCTCACCACCAAGTCAACAATCGGAAGTTGGCTCACCGAACTCCGTACCCAATCCAACTTTGCCTTCGACTGCCTGGAGTACAAGAAACACAAGACCGTTATCCATCCGGGACGCCCGACCGTTCTCGTAGCAACCCACCATTCCATTTTGAAGAGAAATAACCGCCGATGGATCGAAGAGTTCGGTCAGTCGTGGTTCCATGAGCACACATTCAATCGTATTGTCGTCGATGAAGCTCACGTTCTCCGAAATTTTGGAAGCCTCTTTGCCGACATCCAGGGTGTTCCCTCTCGCATCCGATGGGGTATTACTGCCACGCCCTACAACAACAAGGTGTCCGATATCCGGGCATATACGCAGTTCCTGAATCCAGGACTTCCTACAGCTGCGTTCACGCACTACATGTGCCGTCGCCGACGATCCGATGTCGTCGAGGGCGGACCCCAGTTAATCTCGGACAAGCATGTCTACGACTTTGAGACCGAGGAGGAGAATCAGCTGTACGACTACGTATCCGGTCGTATCGACGACGCCAATGCCTGGATCCAGGACAATGCCCGCCGTCTTCCGCGGCATGTTCGGGGACACATGAAGGCAGTCATCATGCTGCGGCAACGACAGGCGGCTATTCATCCCCAAATGGTTCTTGATGCTGAACGAGTTTGGCGGGCGCAGATGCCTGCAGTTCTCGGAAACCCCGACGACCTTGAATCGTGGGATCCGACCAAAGTCACCAAGTTCCGCCACATCGTCGAAATGATCAAGCAGGATCAGGCGAACGGACACTGCACGATGGTCGTCACACATTTCAAGCTGGAAATCGATATGATGTACAAGATGCTGGTGGAGATGGGCGTGAAGGTCCAGGTCCTGAACGGTAAGACCAAGCCGAAGGATCGGGCAAATCTGGAGAGAGCCGACAACTCTGCCTCTACAACAGAGATCAAGGATCTCCTGGACAAGGCGACGTTTCTCCCGGACGATGTCATCAACATCATCAATGGGTTTGTGGGAGGTCCGCGCGTCCTTCTCCTGCAGATCCGCGCAGGCGGGGTTGGGATCTCGCTTCCGTGGGTCAATCATGTGATCAATACTAGCCCCGACTGGAATCCGTTTCTGGAACTCCAGGCGATCTATCGTGCATACCGCATCAACACGAAGCACGATGTCCGCGTGACCTCCATGTATTTCCGCAATACCATTGATACTGATATCCAGACAAGACAGGCGCTTAAGTTTCAGGAGAGCCTGAAGTGGACTGGCGACGCACCAGAGTCCATTTCAGAATTTATTCGTATGCCGGTGTAATAATGAGCATCTTTGATAGTGCGACCCAATGGCCAGATAAATATAAGGCCTGCGGCGCACCCCACCAATCACCAATCAATTTATCCCAGTCTTTTGCAGTGCCTTGCGACCGTCTTTGCGAGTGGACAGTTGATGATTCCTCGGTCGGTGAAGGACATGTCTCCAATCGAGTCCATGATCTTGGTGGACTCTTGCTGGAACATTTTTCAAATGGAAGTCCCACTGCCAAGTTTAATGGCGATGGGTACACGTGCCGAGGAATGATCCTGTACTCGAGCGCCCAGCACTCTCTTGAAAGCGTGTTTGGTGAAGGCGAGTTAGTCGCATACTTTGATCATCCGGGTGGACACATGGTTTGTATGTCTGTCACTATTCGGAGTGCCCCTGGAGATACACCCTCTGCCAAGTTTTTCAATGCGTTTGTTCCGTATTCAGATACGGATACACAGGTGAAACTTGGAGATACATGGTCGCTGCTGAATGTGATTCCTGATACCCCGTCCTACTATGTGTATACTGGAACAACTATTTGGCCCGATTGCCGTCCAGATGTGACGTGGATCGTCTACTCCAACCCGGTGACAATGGACCCCTCCGATTACGCAAAACTCGTGAAGAATGTAAAGCCATCTCGTCGACCTCTCGAAGAAGTGGCGGATCGTGAGGTGACATTTTTTGATGCACAGGGAGTCACAACACCTCGCGATAACAAACTGTACATGCGCTGCCGTCGTGTTCCCAAGTCAGGGGAAGACAAGACCAAGAAAGCCAACTCACAGATTGAAGTCAAAAAGACGGATATTGAAAAGAAGGTGGGTGAACAGGCTGCGGAGAGCAATACTAAATCCCGGAATAATTTCAAGCAGGCAGCCGTCGATCAGTACAATCAGATGGGCGGAGTCTGGGGTATTCTCGTTTTCCTTCTTCTCATTTCGTTTGGATACCTGCTGTTCCAGACGGAAATGGGAAAAAGACTTGGCGGAACTGTCTTCGCCGTTGTCTTTTTTATCCCGAATCTGATACGGTCTTTCCTTATCTCCGTTTTCTTTACTCGTCGCATCCCTACTACTCCCTCCTCTGCCTAATTCTTAGTACTTATCCCATACACTGTCCTCCTGCGGGGGCTCCCAGAACGGCTGATCCTCCGTGTGCTCCTGAGTCTGCTCCATCATCGCCTTCTCGAACGCCGACTTTGGTGCCTTCTTCACCTTGCGCGTGCACACCCTCCAATCATCCGACGTGTCCGCCGTCACCGGAACAGGGTAAGCACTGTTGTCCGTCTCATTCATATCCTCGTAGTAGGTATCCTCCGTACGAGAATGCGAATTGCCAAACACTCCGTGCCGCTGGAAGATATGACTCACTCCGCTCTGCGACTTCCATTCCTTCTCCTTCTCAGCATTCATCTCCGCATCATACTTCCGAAACTCCTCGTCGTCCTTCCACTCCGACGCCAGAGACGCAAAGCTCTTCTTCGGAGCCTCCTTCCTGTTCATACCTGCACCTGCACCTGCACCTGCACCACCCCATGCGCTCTCGGTTGAGAGCGAGGGGAAACTGATATCGTTCACCTCCACCATCTTCTTCCGCTCTGCATCCTTCTGATCCTGGATCTTTTGCTCAAACTTTGCTTTCCATGTCGTCATCTTGTCACTGACTCCCAAAGTGTTTGGGGAGTCTGGATCCGTTTTGACGAGTTCAAAACAGATTACGCAGGACGTACATAAACCATGGAGTAATAAGAAGATGGTGCTCGCAACCTCAATTCAGATATCTGGAAGTCTTCAGGAACTCAATGTCCCTGCCAAGTGCTCCGATGTTCTCGAATGGCTTCGTACCAAGACCAAGCAGCCCGGTCTCCAGTTTCAGGGCAAGATTCAGAACAAGGATGCATGGGTCACGATCTTCGCAGAGTCTGGAGACGACGATGATGACAATGTGAATCAGCATGTTCTAGGCGGAAACTTCCAGGACGAGATCTTTGTAGGGTCGATTGTCGTGATGATGACCAAGAATGCCAATGCCGACAATTATGACAAGCCGTCATCGGAGTATGTGGGTCTCAAGCCTGCAGAGTACGAGACGGTGTATGCCAGTTGGACATTCGAGGGGGAGACATCTGATGAGGAGGACGATGAGGATGAGGAGAATGAGGAGGAGGAGAATGAGGATGCTGATGGAGACGGACTGGATATTGACAATGATGGAAAGGGTGGTGATAACGATGAAGAGGAGGATGAAGAGGACGAGAAGGAGGTCGTGCAGGTCGTAAAGCAGCGCAAACCAAAGCAGGTGATTATTCATGATGTCAATATGCCGTGTCCTCTTCGTGATATTGTCAAGCAGAGGTACGCCGAGATTGGGATGTCAACGGATATTGCTGAATCTCTCGAGAAGGCTATTCTACAGCGGTGTATTCGCGACTGTGCCGCTCAAGAGATTGAGGTGACGTGGAACAATCCCGCATTCTGGAACCATTACCGTGGTCGGTGCATCCAGTTCTACGAGAACTGCCGTGGTTCAGACTGGATTGCCAAGTTGGTATCGGGCGAAGTCACCCCTGAACAGTTTGCAGATATGTCAGCTGTTGATCTGAATCCCAAGCGCTGGAAGGCAGTGATTGAGGCACAGATTGAGAAGGACAAGCATCTGTATGCGAATACGGGCAGTGCGTCGATGTTCTTCTACTGTTCCGGGTGCAAGAAGAAGACGAAGTGCGATTACTACCAGATGCAGACTCGTTCGGCGGACGAGCCCATGACGACCTTTGTAACATGCCTAGAGTGTGATCGTCGCTGGAAATTCTAAGCTAGGTATAACAATGGTCTGGGACTATCTCGGACATCATCCGAGGTATCGCGCGGGAGATATCATCTATAAGCACACGAAAAACACAGAGTATCGTTCAGCCGTGAATAGCGCTCTTCATCTTGTGGAAACGCTGACAAAGAAGACTTTTTCATCTCCCACGGCAGTTCGTGAATACTTTGTTTCCGGAACAAGCCCTCTGTTTTCCACTCGTTTGGCGGAAAAGATCTATCGCAAACTGTATCTCATGAAAGGCGGTGCACAGGGAGTGGTCGGAGATATGGTTGAATCAACGTCCAAGATGATTGTTGATACTGTATTTGGAGACAAGCCACAAGAGAGCAACATTCACAATATCCTCTTTTTCGCGAATGAGATTGAAACAAACGGAATTCCATTCCTTCCGTTTATTCCGGTAGCCCTCATTAGCACCAGTATTGAAATTGTGGTGGAATTCCTTCTCAATGCAGCAACGGACATTGAAGTTCTAGAGCCGTGGGCGGGTATTATTCCTTTACCAGAAGCAGGAGCTATCGGAGGAGTGGTGGGCGAGATGATTAAAGCAGTTCTCTCCTTTTTGGCTGCGGCCATTGCAATTTCCCGCAAGGATTATGAGACAGGATTTGAGGCACTTCTATTGAGCGTTCCCTTTGTAGGTCTAATGATTCAGCGGGCGTACAAGTCAGAGGAGAAGATTACCGGGAAGTACAAGGAGAAAGTGACGTCGACACTCAACAATCTTCCAAGCGTACAGAACCTTATGTCCCAAACCTCTGAACCGTCCCCACTTCCGCCCCCGCCTCCGCCTGCAATTGGCGGAACTCGTCGGCACAAACGGGTTAAACACAAGCGTCGTCATAAACACAAATGGACCCGCCGCCGGTGAAGGAGACCCTTGCACAGTGGATTGCGCTCGATGATGAGCAGCGGTCTCTACGTAATCGTATTAAAGAGATTCAGGATGAGAAGACGCGTCTAGGTAGCGATGTCCTGGCATTCATGCGGGATAATGAGGTCGATGATTTCAAGCTGGAAGGAATGTCAGGTGGCACGCTCACTCGCAGTGTGCGGACGGTCAAGCCCCCGATCAAGCGTAATACGATTCGTACCCAGATGCTTCTTCATTTCTCAGATCAGCCGCAGAAGGTCGCAGAAGCCCTGCGGGCGATCGAGGGTATTCCCGAGGATGTGGAGGATATTTCGACATTCGGGACTCAGAAGGAACTCCTGACGCGCCGTCTTCCCAAACAGAAGTGAGTTAGAGAGAGGAGTTTGAAAAACAACAATATATGGCAGAGGAGTGTATCCTCTGTTACGATTCCCTGGATGTTCTGGTCTATCAACCGAACACCACCGACGACATCATTGTAGGTGCGACGTCTTCTCGTCTACAATGTGGTCATGCTTACCACACCCCTTGTCTTCTTCGCGCGCTTCAGCATCGGTCATCTTGTCCTTTGTGTACTCTGGTTGGAGGAGCCAACGATAGAGATAATTGGTGGCATAATGGTCAGATTGCATTGGAAGGACGATGTTTAGAAATCATGGAAAAAGTGAAGAAGGACAAGGAGGTCAGGGAGGCATTGCGAGAGTACAAGTCTCTAACAAAGGATGTCATGGCCGTGAAGAGAGAGTTTCTCAAACGGGTCAAGGAGTTCAAGACAGGGTTGAGAGCAGAAATGGATGTTGACGAGAAAGTGAATGCAGTGATGAAAGCCAAAGCATCTGTGATAAGGGTGTTTACTCGTAAAGCCAAGAGCGAAGGATCCCTGGTTGCAGGGGCACAAAGTATACTTCCAGCGTATAAGATCGAACGGTTTCTGTTTGGTATCACTCGTTTTTTTCGATGGAGAATACGTAGTGTGTTCAACTAATGAAGGACATCACGCCAGCAGTCGTGATTGGTGTACTCTTTTTTATGTATGTTCGCATGTTTGTACATACCATGAACATATACAAGGAGTCTGATTACACCATGACATGGGGCGAGTTCTTTGACCGAAGTTTCAGCTTATCGGCTATACGTGGAACTTCTTCTTGAACGACCGAATCGATGCTTTGAGGGTCGGTTTTCCCCACAGAATGAAGCGAGATAGAGTTCCTGCCCGTGTAGGATCAGACCAGTCTTCGTGCATCCGACTGTGTCGGGCAATGTACCGCTTCTTTCGTGTGAGATTCTTGTGTTTCGTGTAGTCAGAGTAACCACGCTGACCAAATGGCTGGGTGATTGTTTGTCCATTTGGTTTTACAAAGACGGCATCCCACTTCTTCTCGGGATTATGGGACCGCTTAATTGTTTTCAGGCGAAGCCCCCGCATTGTTGTATACCGACAATTTTTTGAAGATCTAGACAGAGCTTCAAAAAAGTGCCTCCTACCCGATTCGAACGAGTGACCTCCCGCTTACAAAGCGGATGCACTAACCAACTGTGCTAAAGAGGCTATGATGATGTGCTCCCAGGCAGGATCGAACTGCCGACCTCCTCCTCACAAAGCATACGGACAAGCGTATAAGAGAGGGATTCTACCAACTGAAATATAGGAGCTCCACATATATATTTCTCCACCAAAGTGTAAATGCCTGTACACCTTGTTACGCCCCCTGCCCGCCCGCGCGTTGCCCCTCCTGCCCGTCCGCTCGGCTCAAACCCCGTCCACGTTAGCGTCTCTGCCGTCCACGGAGATACCCACAAGACACCGGCAGTAGCGCCTGCCCACGCCGTTTCCAAGGCAAAGACACATTAAGTCTTTCACTAATATAATGATTCCTCCGTCTATTCTAGCTCACATGCTGAATGGTGGTCTCCTGTTTCTTGCAGGTCTTCTTGGAGTACTGAACTACCGTATCTTCATCCGGCTGCCCATTGTCCAGATGGTTACTCTGATTCTCATTCTATCAATAGCTGTCGGCGTTCATGGTCTTTCGCATGCGGGACTAGAGAGTGCATATGGTTACAATCCGCTAAAACTGTTTGGATTTTAAGTCTGATTGTAGACATAATGGAGGAATTTGTAGCGAAGCTGAAGAGTTTACTTGATCTGCCCGAACCCCTACACGCAATACGCTCTTGGGTTTTCGAGCTAGCCCCTGCCCCCGCCCCTGAGCCGCTTGTTGTCGAGGAGGTGGAAGTTGTCCCCGAGCCAGTTGTGGAGGCCGTTGAGGAGGTTGTTCCCGAGCCGGTAGTGGAGGCCGTTGAGGAGGTTGTTCCCGAGTCTACTCCCGAGCCCGTAGTTGAGGAGCCTGTTCCGGAGTCGGTGGTGGAGGTCGTACCCGAGTCTACTCCTGAGCCGGTTGTCGAGGAGGTTGTTCCCGAGTCTACTCCTGAGCCTGTTGTGGAGGAGGTAGTTCCGGAGTCTACTCCTGAGCCGGTGGTAGAGGAGGTCGTACCCGAGTCTACTCCTGAGCCGGTGGTAGAGGAGGTAGTTGCTGAGCCCGAACCTACTCCCGAGCCGGTGGTAGAGGAGGTAGTTGCTGAGCCCGAACCTACTCCCGAGCCGGTAGTTGAGGAGGTAGTTCCGGAGTCTACTCCTGGGCCTGTTGTGGAGGAGGTTGTACCGGAGGTAGTTGCCGAGGAGACACCCGTTGTCACCGAGGAGACACCTGCTGTCACCGAGGATGCACAGGTCGTTGATGTCCCGACAGTCGAGGACGCACCTGTTTCTGCTTCTGCCCCAGTTTCTGCACCTGTCCCGGTTTCTGCCCCTGCCCCTGCACCTGCACCTGCACCTGCACCTGCACCTATGCCCGTACCTGTCCGGACAACAAGTGCTCCGGCTCCTCCTCCCAAGGGATTCAAATTACGCTTTGGGATAAGGAACAAGATGTAAGTATAATGCACCCTGACAAGCCAAAAGAAGAACGTCTCTCTGAAGGACTCGAACTACTTCGTGCCCTTCTGCGAACTGGTGTGGGCGAGGATGAACCTGCCTACCTCGATATGAAATCCAAAATTTCAGAATGGGTGAAGACAGGTGTTTCATGGGAAGGAAGAATTGATTTTCCGGATCATGGACGGTACGCCCATATCCGTCTGCCAAAGAACAGTTTGAATACTGCAACACTGGCATTCAAGATGAAGAAGGGATCTTATCCAAGTGCTTAAGCACGCAGATAAAAACCATTTGCGGTTCTGGTTGGGATCGAACCAACTACTTTGCGGTCTTCTAATTCTGGAAGAATAACAGCCACATGCTCTACCAGGTGAGCTACAGAACCTCAACTCTCAGGAGCCGGAATCGAACCAGCGACATGCGGAGTTTCACTGAGCAGTCTCTAATCCACTACAATCCGCCACTCTACCAACTGAGTTATCCCGAGTTGTGGGAAGGTCTCGCCCGGGATCGAACCGGGGTTGCAAGAATCAGAACCTTGCGTACTAAACCACTATACGACGAGACCGTCGTATGACTACGGATTCTCTCCGTAAATAGTTAATAGTCATGGTGGACCTCTGGACCCTTCACACCTCAACCTACCTCTGGCTTGTCGTTCTGATTCATATTGTGTATGTGGCTGTTCTTGTAGGTCTCGTAGACACGGCTCCCGACTACATTGATAAATTGGAATCGTACATTAAAGTCTACGTCGCTCTCTTCCTTGTCCTGCGGTTTAACAAGTATACTGGAACAACTCACTTCACCCCTATTGATCGCAAGATTGTCTTCTCTGCCGGACTTATTGTTCTCTCCACCTCCGCCCTCAATTGGTTAGTCGACAGTTACAAAAAGGAGGTACGGTCGTTTGTTCGTATGATGACTAAGCCCGCCGTAGATTTTATCAAAGGATAAAGTAATGGTCGTCAAGTATCGTAAAACTCGCAAGGCTCGTAAGTCTCAGAAGGCGGGCTCGCAATCCGCCGACAAAGAACTGTTTACTGCGATTGAGTTCCAGTCTGTTGAAGGCGTGAAAGCCGCTCTTGATCACGGAGCAGATCCCAACGCTGTCAACCCAGAGGATCACAACCGGATGGTTTCAGAGTACGCATTCGATATCGTCGACCGTGATATTCGTAAGGAAATGATCAAAGCTCTTATGAAGAGTGGATTAAGCCTAACACGAAAGAGCGAGTTTTCCGAAAACACCCCTCTCATCAATGCAGTTCACAAGGATGATGACGAACTCGTGCAGATGATGATTGATGCTGGATCCCCGGTGGATGCCAAGGGATCCGAGGGTGGGACTGCACTGTACTGGGCGGCCGACAATATGCCCCTCAATCCCGCCGCTGGCTGGCCAGGTGCGGCAGGGAGGATCCAGAAAATCATGAAGATGCTTCTGAAAGCGGGTGCAAATCCCCAGCTGGTGTATGATGCTCTTGAAAAGTATCCCGAAGCACTTGCTGAGACAAAGACGAAGATTGAACGTATTCGCAATCCAAAGATGGCAATTGAAGTCGGAGTCAAAAAGGATCTGCCCACTCCTCTTCCTGCAATGATTCGTGGATTCCTGGGATCTTCCCGCCGGCGTAAAACGACTCGTCGTCATCGTCGTTCTTAAGTCTTCCGCTTCTTCATGATGACCACGTAATGCTGATCGTAGCACACAATAGAGTCTTCCATGATAAGAGCCGCCCAGACCAGATCGTGCTCCTCATGAAACGCCTTGCTCTTGAACTCT